ATTGTTCCCTCTCCCGATTTTTACTCCTAGCGCGGGAGACTATGAAATTTTAGACCTCTACAAGGGCATGATTGAGATGACCTCTGGAGTGTCGGACTTTTATGCGAAGGGTTCTGGAAGCCCGACTAACAATAAAACGGCTACCGGTATTTCCAGCGTAATCAACGAAAGCAACTTTCGTTTTAAAATGTTCATTCGCAATCTCGAAGTGGACATCCTCCAACCCCTGTTGTTTATGTGCGCAAGCATGATACAGCAGTTTATGACAGACCAAGAGGAGGTTCTGATTACCAAGAACCCCGCTGGTCCGGCAATCCCTAAATGGCAGGTGATTGATCCCCAGTCCATCATAGGAAATTTTGAATTCAATCTTGTTGCAGCCAACTATGCCACTTCCAAAACAGTACGACAGCGCAACCTCATGGCTTTTATGGCTCAAGCTGCTCAGTCTCCCTACTGGCGTCAGGGTGAGGGTCTCCGAGAACTTGGTAAGGTTATGGAAATCAGGAATATCGACGAACTCCTGAAGAGTGACCAGGAAGTCCAAATGGAACAACAGGAGGCGATGCAAGAACAACGTCGCGAAATGTTGATGCAGGAAGTAGTTCAAACCGAATCCCAGATTGCAATTGCTGAAGCGCACGCCAAACTTGGTTTGGGGCGTGGGGGCGGGTCTGGTGGTGCCTCAAAAAAAGTGAGTAGTGCCACCAGGCCAAACCCCTCTGGTGGACTTAAAGATAGGGGTGGACGGCCTCCTCATGTGCAACATGAGGGGAAAATACCAGGCGCAGATTCTCTCTCAGAAGCAAAATTAACTGGACAGCAACAGGGCGCGAATGCTTTGGGGCTAGAAGGAATGGGCGTTGTTCCACATTAAGAAATGGTTTAGAGGGGTTAGGGCCTGGTGGTTTAGCTCTAACACACCTCTTGTAGTCGAAGTTGAAAAGAGATTTAATGAAAATATTGACGATGAAGAGTCAGTTCGTTCCCTTATCAACCATCCCGGTTTCGTAACTTTAATGAATCGTAAGCGCCTTCAAAAGGCTGCGTTACGCGCCAAGCTCGAACAACCCCAGGACACGCTCCGAGACTATGATCGTCTTCAGTTGGGTATTTATTGGATAGGTTATGACGAGGCTGAGGTAAATCGGGCTATTGCCAAAAAGTCCGAAGTTAGGGCGGCACTTGCGAAGCCCTATGAGAAAGTCGAGTTCGACAAAGTTTTCGCTCTTTATGAGAGCGTCTAATAGGTTCACAAGACCTAATTTTAACATGAAATCCCACAAGGAAAGCACATGTCAGTAACACCCGCAGACTTCAATTTCGACGATGCTCCTAGTGATCTTACGCTAGATGAGATTTTCGCAAATCCGGAAGTCAAACCCACCGCAGTAACCCAACCGCAGACCGCAACTGAAGTAACTCCAGTCGAGGCTGAACCTCTCCTAAAGACAGCAACGGGAACGGTTTATAAAACGGTAGATGATGCAGTCAAGGGAATCGAGCACAAAGATGCGTTGATTGCCGAACTCAGGCAGAAAGTTCTTGAGGCGACCAACAACGACCCGCTTAAGAAAAAGTCTGAGCAACAGGATGATCCAGCGTTAATTAGCTATATTGCTAATCCTAAGAAATATTTTGAGGATATCAAGAGTGCTAAGAATGAGGATGAACTTCTGAAGGTACAAGGTAAATTCGTCGATGAACGTCTGGCCCCTTATGCCCCCATCATTGCTTCTGTGGTTAAATCGCAGGCGATTGAAGGATTGGAGCAGGAAGTTCCGGAAATTCGGAAGTTTTTGCATTCAGAAGCTTATCAGAAAACGCTAGACGCTTTTCCGTTGCTTAAACAAAGTATCCAGATCTCAGAGCAGTATCCGGAGCGATCTGGAGACCTTGCACAACTTTATCGTATGGCGGTTGATGCGTCAGCCGGAAGGAACCTGCCGAAAAGCGCACCTGTGAGTGGATCAACCACTCCTGTTGTGGCGCGACCGACGGTAACTTCAACTCCCGCAACACCTCCTCCTACTACTAGGGCTGCACAACCCTCCTTTTACACAAAGGAAGGTCGTAAGGCAATTATAGAAGAGCAGGAAGCTCGCGGTGTGGAAAACCTTCGGTTTTAATCCGAAAGGTAATCTAATGCTTTTTAACAAAATTTTTGGGTTTGCTCTAAGCTTGGTGGGCTTCGGCGCTGACGTTGTGACCGTAACTACGGGCACGGCTGGAGTTGCTGGTAACGTGGCTGCCGACCTTCAGACTTACTTTTCTGCTAAGCTTCTGGAAGTTGCGGAGCTTTACACCATCCTCAACCAGTTTGGGGAGCTTGCACCAATTCCAAGTAACTCTTCGAAAACGATTCAGTTTGTTCGTGAAGAGAAGTTTGTTACCCCGGCATCTCCCGTACAGCTTACGGAAGGAATTGCGCCGGATGCTGTCGGTCTTACTCTAAATCAGTTTGACGCGGTAGCTGAACAGTACGGTTTCCTCTCCCGTATCTCCGATCTCGGAGAACTAACTGCAAAGCACCCGATTGTTCAGAAGACCATGTATCTTCTGTCCCTTCAGGCAGCTGAAGTCTACGATCAGTTGATTTTTAATGTGCTTAACGCCGCAACTTCCGTTTACTACCCCAACGGCAAGGTTTCCGATGCCACTCTTACCGCTTCCGACACTATTGGTTATGCTGATTTGGTTGCTTTGGATGCGCTTCTTAATGATGCTGGCGGACGCCCTATGGACTCCGGTGACTATGTTCTTGTCACTGCGTCTCAGGCGTATGCTTCCATCCTGAAAGATCCCGACTATAAAGCCTCTCACCAACTTGTTGCGCCCGATAAAATCTGGCGTGGCGAGGTGGATCAGCTGGCGGGCTTCCGAGTAGTTCGTTCCAACGCTCCGGCATTCGCAGCGACTACGCAGGCGACTTCTGGTGCGGCCAACAAAATCTATAGCGCCTTTGCAATTGCGAAGCACGCCTATCAGATTAGTGACCTCCAGAACCTCAAGGTATATGTGGTTGCTCCGGGCGGGCAGTCCGATCCCCTGCAGCAGTCTCGTAAGATGGGTTGGAAGTTTGCTTTCAAGACCATCATCACCAACCAGACCTGGATTTATAAGGTTCGCTCTGCTGGAGCTTCCTCGGTCAATAACTAACTAGGATGGGGGTCTTAATGGCCCCCGCCTTTTAAGGAGAGACTATGGGATTCATTGGTAAGGACAGGACGGACGAAGATGCTGTCACTTGGTTTCCAACAGCACCTATAGCCGTAGAAGAAGAGCAGCAAGACAAAACAACGACCCACGATATCTACTGGAATGCTGAAGGCATTGCTTGTTGCACCGGGGCCGAAGGAGAATAACTATGAGTAAGTTTGAACAGTCCCGCCCAGACCACGAGGTTCATGAAATTCATCGTGCGATGGGTCACGGGATGCTTGACCAGAAGCGGGACATGGGTATGCGTAGTCCTATTACGCCCCACGTTCCTATTGTTGATAACGGCACCGTTCCTGGAGCTGGCGGGGCCTCTTCGCCCGGCGAACCCAACGGGATGTATGGTGGCGCAGATCAGACAGGTTCGTAAATAGACGAGAGGGGTTATGGCCTGGGGTTGTAGCCCCTCTCTACTTTGAAAGGAAACAAATGGCGAAAGTCGATAATCCCGTTGTAGAGGCTGTTAAAGCAACTCATCGGTATGTAACGGTTCCGGATATTGATATGTTTAATATGCCTCATCCAGGGGTTCGTATCAACCACGAGAACTACGGTCCAGGTACGTATTACCTTGATAAGGAGCGTGCGGACACGGTTGAAAAATGTTTGGATGATTACGAAGTCGGCAATCGGAGGCTGTTGCAGCCTCGTCAGGATGCCAACGCAATTCGCGCTGTAGAAGTTGCACGACAGCGGCGTTTGGAGACCTTCAGTTAATCCCACATTAATTGCGGCAGTAAAGGCCAAGGCAAGTACCCTTGGTCTTGATCCTGCTTTAGCGTGCGCTGTTGTTGAGCAAGAAAGTGCTTGGAACCCTTGGGCGATCCGATACGAACCAGCCTTTTATCAGCGGTATGAAGTTCCACAAAATCTAACTCCTAC